TTGGGAAGACTGTATAAGTGCTTCTCAAGTCTTGGTTTAAGAAGCTGGCGATCCTTTCTATTCTTATTCTCTTTGAACGCCTTTGCCGCCTTTACTCGCTTTACTTGTTCTTCCCGCCTTCTCGCTGCGTTACGTACGTTCCTCTTACGAGCCTTGGCTTCCCTCATTTCCGTGACGATAATATCCGTCTTCTTTCGGTTAACCATGGTTTGAGCCTTACGTTTGAGAGCCGAAATATTCTTGGTATTGTCACCGACATCACCTTCCAGTCTATTCTTTTGTTCCTTTGTTAAATCGAGTGTATTGAGGAATACTCTGAGTTCGGTCTTGAGTCGTCCGCGTATAGACTTCTTGTTTTTGAGTGCCTTTTCAGTCACTTGAATTTTACGTTTAAGTGCATCTACGTTTGTATTCAATTTAACACTATTGATAAATGTTCGTTTCATACCCGCGGTAATGTTTGCGTTATTTGTAAAGTTTCTGATATTAGAACGTTTTTTCTCGAGTGCTTCTGCGTTTAGTTCGGTTCTTATTTTATCAGCTTTCTTTCTCAACCCCTGAGCCTTGCTTGGTGTGAGTGAGTTATTTATTTTATTTAAAATGGGTGTATTTTTGTTACCCAATTGTAACGAAACGATATATTGTCTCGTCTCCTTTTGGAGTGTATCTTGATTTCTAGCCTTAGCGTCAATTTCCTTTGCTCTCGATATTAATTTATCTAGACTTCCGGGGTTATTTCGGAACGCCTTTAAAATATTCGTGCGTACCGCGTTAGTTAGCATCATAGATTTCATGGTCTCTACCAACTTCTCACGGTTCCTTTGTTTTTTAAGGTCGGTCGCATTCAACTTAGATATAGTGAGGGACTTATCAGGGGTTCTATCGAAAGTGTTTAATATTTTCTTAACATTCGTATCGGATAAATTGAGTGCTTTCAAGTGCCTAGATAATTGGCTACGCTCATTCGCCCGCTTTTGTCGTTTTCTCATGGACTTGAGATCACGGGCCTTTGTCTCGAAGAGTACAACACTACCCGGTGTAGTGTTAAAATTGTTCAAAATACTCTTCTTGTCGGCTTCATTCAAATTGAGTGGTTGAAGTATCTTTTCAATTTTACCCCGATTAGACGCAATCTTTTCGCGTACCCGTTTATTCTTGAGTTGTCTAGCCTTATTTTCAATACCATTCAGGGATTTCACTTCATCGAAATCCTTGAGTATAGACTTTCTGTCGTCAACGTTCATGTTAAGTTCTTTATCCAAGAATGTATACAGTCCGGCTCTCTCGGTCTTGTACTTCTCATCCGCTCTCTTTTCCTTTAATTCTGATACACGTTTCAACATCTTATTGATGGGTATACTCTGAGTAGTAAACTTTTGTAAAATCATATTTTGATTTTCGGCAGACATGGGACGTATGGCTTCTTGGAGTTTCATCATGTCTATGTTTTTCTTTCTACCGATTGCGCTCAAGAGTCGTTCTCTAACTTGTTCAGCTTGTTTGACAGTGGTAATTTTACCGAGATTGAGGTTAAATTTCAGACCACTTTGGAGAGTCATGTTTGAGATTTCACGGCGAATGATATTCACATATCCACGTGTAATGTTTTCATCCAATCGTTTGACATCATTTACATTTTTGATATTTTTGATTCGTTGGGTGCGTTTTTCATCTGGGGGTAGAGCTTTTGCACGATTTGTTAAACGCTTACGTTGATTATTCAACATCTTGATTTTTTCAGCCTTTTCCCAATAAAGAGGCATATCATCTGGAAATTTGTTGTAACTGTTTATGATTTTCTTCACCCTTTCGTTACTGGCATTTAAACCAAGATTGTTAACTATGTATCGTCTAAAGTGAATATTTTGGTTCTTCTTCAGTTGATTTTTTGCTATTTTCATATTCTCCTCCTCACGCTGTAACTGTTTTTCCATTTCTCTGAGTCTCTGTTCGTTTAATTTATCTGCTTCATTTTTTTGTTCCAAGGCGGCTTTATTGGAAGCTTCCTTATTAAGTTTGGCTTTTGTCTTGATATTTTTCTGTGCGTTTCTCGTGTTACGAATATTCGATATAATGTTTTTCATAGCAGTTATATTACCCGCACCCGCATTGAAATTTTTTAATACTTTCAGTTTATTGACCCTACTGAGACTCTGTTTATTGATGTAATTTTCTAGTTCTTTTCTCTGTGTGGCTCTAGGTTCATTAACAGTTTTAATATGAGCGATAGTAGCCGATTTAATAAGGGGTTCAAAATTTACGAAATATGCATCGAGTGCGAGTGCTATTCGGTCACGTTCCTCTTGCTTTAGGGTTAAAGCGCCTACATAACTAGCAAAATTAATATCGTTTCGAATTCCACTCTCCGCTTTACGAATAGCTTCAATCTTTTTCGCTTCGTTGAGTAAAATGGGAGACTCGATATATGTTTTTACATACTTGTTGACGATATGATTAATGTTTGTTTGATTTAATTTAAGTTTTTTAAGACTGTTTAATAGTTTTGGTAAGTTTTTGTTTCTGTATTCTCGGTACAGTTTCATGTAATATTTATTTGCGTCTTTTTTGATAACATTCACAGGTTTGTTATACGTTGTGTATTGGTTAATAAAATACTGGTGGTCTTTGGGTTCAATTCCTAATTCAGTAACATATTCCACAATTTCATTTATATCCAATTGATGACCAATCATTTTTTGTTCTTCTACCATAGCGTTTCGTTCGAGCTTCTTTTTCTCAGCCATGAGGGTTTTTTCCTTTTGGTACATAGCTTCTTGATTTTTCGCTATTCTCTCCTTTTCTCGTGCTACTACCTCCTTTTCTCGTAGCGCCCATTCCCTACGACGTTTTGTCTCTTTGTTAACCTCTTTTTGTAACTGAACCTTAGAATTCTTGATTTGAGTATTGATAGCCCCTTTCATCTGTCTCGTTAAATTTTTCACATCTTCGGCAGTGTTAATCATGTTTATTTTAGATGTGAGTACCTGATTCATACCAGTGGAAGCGGCTATTTGACGCAATTTATCTTTGGTACGTTGTTTCACCACATTTTTAGAAGCATTGAGCTTATTGAGATTATTTATGGCAGACAAATTATTAAGAATATCTATGTTAGCTTGAAGAGCAAAGTTAGACAGAGTTTTCTTATTATTTTCGAGTTTCTTTTTGTACGCATTTGAGATTCGCTCATTCACGATGTTAACGTTATTTTTACTTTTAACGTTTGATATATTCATTTCATATGAAATTCGTTTAGCGCGCTCCATTAATCGGGTTTTAGCCGCTTTTAAATTTGATTGATTTTTGACTACACCGTTGATTTCCTTCTTTAAATTAACGAGAGGCACGTTCGTAGTCTTGAAACGGGTGATAAAATCGGATTTATCTAGATTCAAATTTTTTATGTACGCGAGTAACTCATTAAGCTCTTTATTTCGCTTTGTATTTTTTAGGGTTTTCTCCATAGTCGTTACATTTTCACGGAGTTTGGGTATATTGACATTCTTTAGACGCATACGATTGATAAAGACACCCTGTTTATTGGGTGGAAGGGTACTCTTCCTTACAAAGTTTATGAAATTCTGCTTATTTCTGTCGAGTATGGCATTCTCTTCACGTTTCTTATTTTCACCCTTTTTGATACCCGCTTCTTCTATGCGCTTTTTGAGGGGTACTAGGCGGTCTAAAAATTTAAGGTTACTGATGGCTCTCGAAAAATTGGAACTCACGTTTTGCTCGTTAGAAAACTTGGATAAGGCCACCTTACTAGCTTGTACGATGTCTAATTTAACTATGTTGAGTGCTTGCATCGTACTCGCACCGGATATAGCTCCCGCGAACGAATCATAGATTCCGACTTCTTTCGCTAAATTTGTGAGCTTATCCTTTTCATTGGAAAGTTCGGCGATTCTTCGTTTTTCACCAGCCTTCTCTATAGTAGTTTTGAGTGCGTCAGCCTTGTCATTAGTGTCAACAGCCTTAATCTGTTTCGCAAAGTTTTGAGCGACACCAAGTTTCGTGGCTAATTCGGTAAGATCTGCGCGTTTCCCAGTGATACCCTTTAGAGTCTTCACCTTTTTCAGCTTTTTAGCTTCTTCGATGAGATTTTTGACACTCACTTTACCAGTCTTGAATTTTCCCATTATTTTCAATTGATTAGACTGGCTAATACCCAAATTTTTGATGGATTCACGTAGTATCTTTCGCTGTTTAGAAACACGTTCCGACGCTTTCTTCTTCTCAAGCTTTTTAGCATTTTCAACCAGGGTTCGAATGGTATTTTTTCCTTGGTCAAATTTTTTGAGAAGTTCATCCTTATCGGTTTGATTAATCTGAATACCTTCGAGACTCTTAGAAAGTTTTGAACGACGTGCACCTAAATTTTGTTTTTTACGGTACGCGACAATCTTCTGACCTCTTTCGTACAGTTCGTCTAGGTTGGATTTGTCATCAACAGTATCTAAAAGTTGGTATAAATCATCATAATTTAGATTCAAGTTTGCGAGGCGACGTTCGAGGTTACGCCTCTTTTTTCCTATCTCTTCGGAACGTCGACCTTGATGTAACGCTAAGGCTTCCCTATAAAGAGTCTGGGGATCGGTTCTACCCTGTAAAACCCTCTGTTGGTAAGACTGAATTTCTGACTTACTAAGAAAAGGTAGTGCAGCCAGCCTCACTTTGAATGTATCCACATCCATTTATATTAAGCTGACAAAAAAGTAAAACCCATGTTAAATAATCTTATTTTTTCTTCATAACTCATACCAAAATCAAATACATTTGTATCACCCACATTTATCTCCACAACTTGTATTGGTGTTTCGTATGTTACCCTGTTTGAAAGGGCTGAACGAACAAGTGTCTCGACAAATTGTTTGGGTGTTTCTATATCATCTTGGTACATACGATTCATTTTAATTTTTATACACGTGATTTCGTGTGGTTTTTTATCGAAAAATGGTGTTAACGGATATTCCTCTTTCATTCCTCCATCTACGTATGTTTCCCCGTTGTATTTTCCACATGCAAAAATGAATGGAACGGCCATTGACATACAGACAGCATCAATGATTTTCATATCCGGATGAGTATCTTTAGAAAAATACACAGTTTCTGAGGTATTCATACAGAAAGCTGAAATGTAAATTTTCATTTCTATTTCACTAAATGAAGGGTCTGAACCACATATTTCTACTAATTTTTTACGAATAGGTGCCATATCAACAAAACCAAATTTGTTAAAAAATGAACCTATACGTATTTTAACAAAATTGGGGATATTTAAATCAAGTGAAGTTGCAAGAATTTCATCTACAGACATCCCCATCGCTAAAAACAAACCTAATATAGCACCCGCCGACGAACCGGAAATTTCCTGAACATCAGCAAGGTCGGTCTCTCTAGCCTTTAAAGCCCCTATAAGAGAGTATATACCCATGGAAGCTGGTCCCAATACCAGATATTTCATCTTCCTACTTAGTAGAACTGAGGAAATTGACGCCTTAAAAGCGCGAAGACCACCGCGAATACTATCGAGTGGACGAGAACCGCGTTCAAGCTGGTCTGACCGGATCGGAGGACGCCGCCGGATCCAGGGGGGAGGGTAAGAAGAAGACCGGGGCTCAGCGCGAGGAAGAGCGCTGTGCTGACAAGAAGGTCGTTTCTGGTGAGGACGAGACCCATAGCGCGAGCTATGAGACTGTATACAAGGAAGAACACTAAAGCGTGGAAGAAAATGGACATCTGACTGGTTTTTCGGTTCATGTAAGAAACCTTTGAGCCGTCGGTGGTCAGAAGAACGCCGGGGCTCAGTGCGAGAAAAAGAGCCGCGGGAATGGCCACTTTTTGAGCAGTAAGATTAGGAGGAAGCATTTAATATATACCCATAAAATTTTTAGCAAAATATACGAAGTGGTAAAATGTAGCACCGCGCATCATATATCCATGAAGACCGTTTTCATTTACACAGCGCCTGAGACTTCTCCAAATGTGAGCAAGTCTCTCTTCGTACCACTCAGTCTGGTCTTGATATTCCCATGTCACACGTCCATGATACGTGTCATGATCCGTGTGACAAAATTCCACAAAATCACAGAACTTACCCGTGTGGTTGAGATGGGCGTCATACATGAGTGTGTTAATCATGTCCCACATGTATTGCAATTCATCTGAGTATTCGACTTCCCAGTCTTCAATATTCAGAGGAGTGTCATCAATGATATCATCGTCATCACTGGCGTCGTGTTCGAATCCAGCGGACGCTTCGTATACGTATTGGCTCCAAACCATGGTTAGTTAGTTACTTATCTTCTTTCTCGGGCTTCTCTTTTATACCGGTTAACGAGAGTGAGGTTGACTCCTTCGTCTTGAGGTTATCCTTGATTGCGTTTAAAGCGCCTTCGACCTTGGCCTCGTCACCCGCGAAAAACACGAGTAGACCATCCTTGATCGCATCCTTGTTCATACTGCCCTTTCTGACAGTTTTACGAATACTAATCTTTCCTTTCCTGAGGTTAATGGTATCAATACCCTGGGAAACCATATGTGTCTTGACTGCCTCTTTGAGTCGCTTCTCTTCCTGGTTTAGGATTTTGATATCAGATTTCGCTTCAGAAAGTTGTTTTGTAAGTTCTACGAGCTTGGAGACGCTCTCAGAAAGTTCGTTAGAAACGGTAGTCATTATTAAACAGGTCTAGTGTCTAATCTTTAAGCGCACAAACCGCGCTGCATGGTGTCTGGAACAATGGTAGAGTTGTTCCAAACGTAGGGATCCTTGGGGTTAGGAGGATCAGCCCTGATCTGCTGGTTAGCGTTGCGGAGAGCGCCACCGACGGTCTCGGGGAAGCCAACCTGCTGACGAGGCTCGAGGAAGTTCTGTCCCTTGAGGATGTCCTCTGGGGCGAACTCACCAAAGTCCTCATCTGAGGCCACCTCGCGGGGGAGGAGGGAGGAGGCGAGACCGGTACCCTTGTTCATGCCACAAGCAGTAGCGGGGGCAGCTGGGGCGGCGGCGGGGCCATTGGAAGGGGCCGCACCAAACGCCGAGTACTCACGCTCGACGATCGCGTAACCAGACTTGGAGTTCATGTTGAATAGAAGAAAAATGAGAACAGCGATGGCCACGAGCATCATGATGGTTTGCCTACGACCCTTGAACATCGACATCTTTTATATACTATTAACAAATTTTTTTATTCTTCTTGCTCATCGACAAATGCATACCCGTCTGGGTATACATCTAGAATTGGATCGGGGTGCACCTTGACCTGGACAACATTCCACGAAGAACCGAATGCCTTCTTGGCGAACCAAAGTCCGGCAAATTCGAGAATGACATTGCACATTTTACCGGATTGAACCGCCTCAAAGTCGACGACCTCCTGCTGTGCATCGAATACCTTGGTCGCCTCGATACGATCGCCTGTGAGCTGACCGTTGGCTACACTGGAGGTGTACGCACCCTTGATGACCGTATCAGAAAGCTTCTTACCAAACCACGACTCACAGTTCTCGTTCGCCGCCTCGAGGTTAGCCGCATCGACATCCTCGATCTTCTTGAGATTAGCCTCAGACGCGAGGTCAAAAACAACTTCGCCTGACACGTCAGCAACCTTCACGTTGTTGAGTTGAATGAGACACTTTCGCTTGGTGTCGTTGAGAGTCTTGACGAAATAAAGGCCATCTTCACCCTTAGCAGGAGCGTTGTAAATCATTTATGTTTATGTTGTGTCTTATTTCTTTAACCCAACAAAGGGTATGGCAGCCGATTTATTTAACACGTTCTTATCTACCCACATGTTTCGCCTGGGTTTGAACCCGTATAAAGTGTTTGAAACGTTAAAATTCTTTGGTAAATTTTTAGAATTTTTCGGTCTGAGATTAAACTCGTTCTTAACGTATGAGTTATTAGTGACATTTTTCCACGTCTGCGAACCGAGATTGAAACGTTTGTTACCACTCGACTTTTCGTATCCGTTCACCTTGGTGTTTTTGACCGCACTCTTGAAACCGTAGACCATTTGTTTAGAAAGTCGATCGTCTGAAGGTTTCGTCGTAAAATTCTTGTATTTGTAAGGATCGATGCGTTTAGCCTGGTTCATGGAAACACGTGCATTTTTCTTAGTGGCTGGGGCTCCTTTTCGAATAATCTTACTGCGTACACGTTTAAACACATCTTCCATGGATTCGGTCATCTTGACGCGTTTATCGAAGAGGCGGGCTAACCTCGCGAGTCTTTGGCGATCCTTTTCCTTCTTCTCCGGACGAAGTTTGAGTTTTTGCATGAGATAGATATCTTCTATCAAAAATTCCTTACTCGCGATGTATACCTTGTTATTCGTCACGAGTTTACCGGTGTCCAAATTACGATACGTGATACCCCGACGCCTGGAAAGAACGACCTCGTAGCCAAACTCCTTTGGACGCATGAAGGGTATGTCGAGAATACCACCAATGTTTAAATCTTCTATCTTACCGGATTGTGGGGAAAAATACCGAATATTCATGTCCAGAGCAAACAATTCCACGTCTATGAACACGTCACCTTTCGCTGGTTGATTCGTAGAACCAGTCTTTTTCTTCTTGATGAGTGTGTACCGACGTGTGACGACGGGGGCTCCCTGTTTGAAATTGATACCCAAAAACTTGAATATCTTAGGATGTTTCTTACGCATGCTTATGAGTCGTCGCTTTACACGGGGACCCAAGCGTTTAGCAATCTCTCCCAGCTTGTCCCACAATATCAGTTTCGTAGCTTGAAGCTTACCAAAGTATTGTGGATTCACGGACATTCTAGGTACAAACTTCGCGTCTATGTCGCTGGTGACTATTCGGTCATTGTAATCGACGTACAGATTGAAAGCTTCTCCTCCACTCACAATGACATCACCCATATTTTTCATGTGTTCAGAGACTTCACCGATAGTCTCTATGATTATGTCTCGAATAGAATCAGTAACGAGAACATACATGACTTTTTCAAAATCCTTTTTGCTATATGTGTTATGCACACGAGCCCTGAACTTACCAAGATCTCTCTGAAGATTTCGGTCGTAATATTTTTTCAGTTTACCATCCTTGAAAAGTAAATTTTCATTCAAAAATTTTTCGATGGTGGATTTCGAATATATTTGTTCATCCATTATTATATTGTGACATAATAATATGGTCTGTAGTCTGATAGACGAATGCAGGTGCTACACGTACGAAGATGAACAGAAACAGTTTTGTGGAGTGCGTCGCGGACCCATCGTGGAGCCGTGTCAAGAAGACTGTTGCTTCGGGGGATGTCCTGATGACGGTAGTCGTCAACCGTTTAGAATAATACAGCGTCCGAGGAAGGTGGAAGTGACAGAAAAGTTTGATCAGGTTGAAATATCCGTTTTAATATTCGTGTTAATCGTGGCTCTTTTTGGTCTACTTTATATCGACTTAAAGATTACGTCCGTAAGAAAGATATAATGTCTCTTGAAACCATTCAGACCGAACTTGCTGCTCTCCGCAACGATGTGAAGAACCTAACCAAGCTTATTCGTAAGATTAAGAATACCCAGGAGGATCCTGACGGGTTGAAGGCTAAGAAGCGCGCCGAGAACAACGGATTCAACCGCAAGCAAGATGTGACACCTAAGTTGAGGGCGTTCCTTGGACTTCCCGAAGGCGAGCTCATTTCTCGCTCCGAGGTAACCAAGTTCATCAACAAGTACATCACCGAGCAGGGTCTTAAGCACCCCGAGAACGGTCGTCAGATTATCCTCGACGACAAGCTCCGTGATCTTCTCGCTCCTCCCGCGGACGTTACTGTTACCTACCTTAACCTCCAGAAGTATCTCTCTCCCCACTACATTAAGAAGGAAGAGGAAAAGAAGGCTTAAAAAATAAAAACGTAAAATAAATAACAACATGGTCAACTTTCTTACAAAAGAAAGGGCTGAACAACTTGTTGGTACAAAGATCAAAAACCTTGATTTGTACCAAAAGGCTTTTACTCATAAATCTGCTCTCAAAGAATATGAACAATTTACTGAATCATTTGAGACTCTTGAATTTATTGGTGACTCTGTATTAGGGTTCGTCATCACTAAATTCCTATTTGACCGTTTCGAAAGTCGCCAAGAAGGTTTTCTCACAAAGGCTCGTACCAAACTGGTTCGAGGTGAAACACTCGCTAAGATCGCCGCCGGTTTGGGTCTTAATGAACTCGTCATCATGGACGAGAAGGGTATGCGCAACGGTTGGAATAATAACACGAAGATATTGGAAGATGTATTCGAAGCCCTGATTGGTGCGATCTACATGGATATTGGTCTCATTCACGCTAAGGAGTTCATATTGAGAATTTATCAAGATTCGAAACTCGTCGATATGAATTCTATCATGATTGATGATAATTACAAGGACCATCTCATGCGACACTGCCAAGTGAACGGGTGGCCTCTTCCAGAGTACCGCGTGGTTGCTCATCATGAAGGTATCTTCTACATAGATATCTACATAGATAACTTGTTTCGTGCGAGAGGTGCCGCTAAAAGTAAGAAACAGGCCGAGCAAAACGCGGCCCAGATGTATTTTCAGGTTTTAGATGAACTTAAAAGATACAACTTTAGTTAAGTTAATATGCACCCCAATGTTAAGGCGTTAATTGAAAGGGAATATGCGGCTCAAAAATCAGAAGAATGGCTCGCCCTACGTGGTAAAATGCTGACTGCCTCCGACGCAGCGACAGCTATAGGTAAAAATCCTTACCAAACTCCAGATGATCTACTCCTTAAGAAATGTGGTCTCGGTGAAAAATTCACCGGTAACGCTGCAACCCTGCACGGTGAGAAATATGAAGACGAGGCCCGTATCCTATACGAACAGCGTCACGGAGAGGTTGTTCACGAGATTGGTCTCGTTCCCCACCCGGTACATAATTGGCTCGGTGGAAGCCCCGATGGTGTGAGTGAAAGTGGTAAATTGGTAGAAATTAAGTGTCCTCCTCAACGAAAAATTGTTCCGGGGGAAGTACCCGGTCATTACATGCCACAGCTTCAGCTTTGTAT